GCTCTTAACTGCATCCCGGCTGTGCCTGAGATTGGTGGGGTTTTCCCAGATGTGGTTAGAGTTGGAGCCCTGGCTTCACAGGCGCCGGCCGACGATCAGTTTCCGGTAAGAAGCATGGTGATGTGCGGACTTCGTCCCATCTCCGTCTCCATGTTTGAGTTGCCGTTTGTCCAAGAAGTTTCGAAATCTCTTTTTCTGTCCTGATCTCTGCGCCCCGCGTGCCGTTTACATTTCAGCCTCCTATCGACTGTTTAGAACTCCGCCCGAAGACGGAGGCCTAAGCGGTCAGGCGGAGACAAGGCCAAGAGCGGCAGCCATCCGCGCTTTCTCGTCACGAATTCCATCCTCCCGCCCACGCTCTCCGGCGGCGATAATGTCCGCTGCGTGCTTGGCTTCCATTTCTCGGATGATTGCGAGGCTTCCCTTGGCGTCCTGCATCGCATCGTCGTAGATGCCGCAAACGATGTCTTCGTGGAGATCGACGGCCGAGAGCAAAGCGGTCTTGATGTCGCCAGCCTCAATCTTGTTGATGATGATCTGGACGAAGTTGGCCAGGCCGTCCCGCTTCGTGGCCGGGACTTCAATCTTTCTGGTGTAATACTTGTCCATCTTTCCCTCCTGGGTTCTGGTTCCTGCCGCTTCCCGTCAATGTGTTCGGCGGCTGATGGGGAGAACTTAAGCCCAACTTAAGATAAACGCAATAGGCAATCGCAGAAAAAACTAAGTGAGGCTTAAAAAAATTTTGACGGGCGGAGAATCAGGGGCTATAACAGGAAATGAAAATGCCCCGCAGGTGTTCAGACCTCGGGGCGTGACCGGATGCAGGGTTGAGGAAGTCCAGTGGCAATGTAATAACATTACACTCGGTAAAAATCAACCCCACCATTCGAAGGCAGCATTAACTCTCGGTGCAACTCCGAGAGCAGGCGAAGCTGCTCAGGCGTGGGGGTTAACCATCCTACGACGCCAGCCTGAGAAACTGAGGACGGGCAAGCTGTAAGGCCCCCTGCAGATGCGACCGACCGACTGACGGTTCATGTCCATGAAGCACGATCCTCTAGCCTTATGGGACTTGTCCCATGGGGTTAGGGGGTTTTTGCTTCGCTCCCTCCCTCCCTCTGGTTCAAGCCCATCCTAGAGGATAGGTAATCCATCCTATTTACAGAGTCTCAATGTTATTGAATACGCGAGGCGATTCGAAAAACTCGCGGATAGACAAGTTCAAAAGCAAAATCGAACGCCAAAAATGCGCCGTTTTGGCACAAAACCATCAGCTAGCCAATTCATAAGCCCGTCTTAACAACCTGTGAATAACGTATGATTGTTTGCTAACATTTGATTTACATCAATAGCCAAGCATTTCGAATACACGTATGGATGTACGTTACCGCTCACGAATAAGGGCGGAGAAGGGCACAAACGGGCCGGAGGGTGTGTTGCTTACACGGCGGAATATGATTGCTGGCAGCGTAGTTGCGGTGACGGTAAAGACGGATGCTAGTGGCGCGGTGGTTGACCACACCGTAGAATTCCTGATCGAAAATCTTAGGGCAAAATGTCAGGAAGTCCGCGGCGGTGAATGGGTGTCGTGCTCCGACGAAAAAGACGATTTTGTAATCGTCAGGAAGGTGCACGCTGACTAGCCGGCGGCTAGAGCGCGCAACACCCTTATAGCTTGGTCTCTATTTTTCTCATTGATAAGTCGCATCAGGTCGACAACCTCCCCGTCTTTGAACGGGTTAACACTAAGCAAATCGCCTGGCTCGCATGAGAGCGCATCTGCAAGCGCTTCGAGCGTAGAATTTGTAAATCCCTGCACGCCTCGTTCGAGCTGAGATATTGCTGGCGCACTCACGCCTATCCTGGACGCCAGATCTTCCTGCGTCAAATTCCGATATTTCCGCCATTCTCGGAAGAAGTAGCGTGGCCGCGGCTTTTTGAAGTTCGTCGTCACTTTTACCATGCGCGGATATTGCTCTGACAAAAAAGTTCGTTCCATATCGCCTCACTTAAAATTTAAGCTTGACTTAGCTTAAGTGGTGCTTAATATGGGCCGCATGATCACAGCCCTTAAACGATATCTGGACGGAAAGCGCGGCAGGCGATCACAGCTTGCCGAGGCGCTTGGCATAAACCCTGCCGCGATTGCGCAATGGGAGAAAGTCCCGGCTGAGCGAATGGGTGATGTCAGTCGTGAGACTGGAATCCCTCTTGAGGAACTGAGGCCTGATATTTTCGAAGCCGCAAATGGTTCGGAGAACGCATCATGAAAAGTCCTTCGAACGAACTTTATCTCGGCAAGGTTAAGAGAACGTCTGACGACATGATGTCCAAGCTGTATTGGGATACCACGGCCACGGTAAATGAAATCATGGCTGCAGTCGGTGTCGATGTCGCAACGAACTTCTTTTTCCGTCAAGTATCTCCTGCTGAACTCCGTGGCGCGACATGCACGATTTGCGGACTGGCTTGCAAATTCAAGAACAGGACAGAAGTCAATTCCTTCCTTATGGAGCAAGACCGTATCGCTCGCAAACGATACCCCATGAGGGCTATCGTATGCCTGGACTGCAAAGCGCAGTCGATAGCAAGACGAGACTCTGAGGACAAGGCGAAGTCGGAAGCGCGACGGACGCGTGAGCGCGAACTTCGGTATATGCCTTATGCCGATTATCTCCAAACGCCAGAATGGCAGGAGGCGCGCAAAAGTGCATTGAAGCGGGCAGGTTTTAAATGCCAGACATGTTCCTCTGGTGGGAATCTTCACGTCCATCATCGCACATACGCTCGCCGCGGATGCGAACTGAATTCCGATCTCATTGTGCTGTGCGCGGGATGCCATCAACTCTTCCATGATAATGGCAAGCTTGCCGAGAACGGCAGGGCAGCATGACCCTCTCCCCCTATCCCATCTACCGCCGTCTCCCGGCTCATATCCGCTCCAATGAGGTGACGGGATGAAGAGCGTCGAAGAATTTAACGTCGAATTGGCATTCGCCATCAAGGACCGCCGACAGAGGGCAAGAATGACGCAGGCTCAAGTCGCGGCAAAGCTTTGCGTTCATGAGAACGTCGTCCAGCGCATGGAAACTGGTAAGCACAAGATTTCCGTGTTCGACCTGTGCCGACTATCGCTAGCCATCGGCATCCATCCTGCCGAGTTCGTCGGTGGCGTAGCAACTGAGGCGTATCTGTCCGCCGTTGATGGAAGGCGAGCATTCAGGCGCGCATTCATCGATGCCCGTAAATCATCCGACATCGAACTCGAACACAAGGCGCGGGAGGAACAATGCCCCTGACAGACAAACAATGGTCCGCTGCTGGCGGTTCGGCTTTCCCGTGTGATGGTGGTGTAGATAGTAACCTCTATCCAGACCCAGGCATGACGTTGCGAGACTATTTCGCGGCTAAGGCTGTAACCGGCATCATGGCCGGGCTCATGGCTTCGTCTAATGACGGACATTGGCACGGTTGGAAGCCAGCAGCCATAGCCTCTGAGGCATACTTGATCGCTGACGCTATGCTCAAAGCCAGGGAGGCGTGAATGAACTGGTTTGCCGAGCAGCGTCTCGCGTGGATCAAGGAAAGCCTTGAGATTTTCGGCCATGTCGGGCGCGGACACATCATCAAGAAATTCGGCATCAGCCATCAGCAGGCATCCACCGATTTGCGCGAAGCGCAAAGCCGCTGGCCCGATCTCATGGACTACGACAGGTCTGGCAAGCGCTATGTGATGCGCATAAAGGAGGCGGCATAAATGGCCGAAGCTATCCGCATTTACCTCCCATGGCTGCTGTCCGCCATTACGATCTACATGACGGTTCTCGCTGGCAATAAGGCGAAGAACGCATGGCTGTTCGGCCTCGCCAATCAAGCTCTCTGGCTGATCTGGATCGTCACGACGCATTCCTGGGGCCTCGTTCCAATGAACCTCGCTCTCTGGGTTGTCTATGCCCGCAATCACATGAAGTGGAGGTCAGCATGACAGCCCCCACCGACATCACAAAGGCAGCGGAAGAACTTGCCAGCGCTATCCTCAAAGCCGCCGGCTCTGATCTCAAGCACTACACCATGCAGAAAAGCCGAGACGAGATTATCGGCGCGGCGGTGAAGGGGCTGGAGGTGTGGAGCGAGCGCTGCGCCAATATGGCCGACAGCAAATCCAGAGATGTCAGGCTTGGCAATGACCAGCGCATGATGGCTGGCCTCATCGCCGTCGCCATCCGCAAAGGGGAGGCGTGAATGCGCGTCACCGATCTCGAAAAGTTCAGTCTCGAACAAATCTGGCGTCCGTATCAGAACAAGCCACCCTACGAGTTTGAGAAACGCCTTGAGGCTGCGCCGTACAATCTCGGAGACACCGCCCGCATGCTTCAGGAAGACAACGATTGGAGCCGCTGCGTTCTGAGCCGGCTTCGCGCCATCGGCGTCACGTTCCCGGCATACATCGTCCACCCATTGGTTGATGTAGTGAAGTCGGCAACGAAGAGGGAGGCCGCATAGATGCCGCGCCAATACGACACTCTCACCGGCCAATGGGAACCATATGATCCCGACGCCAACATAACCGTCCGTCACGGCACCGAAAACGACGGCAAGACACTCGCCACCGACATATTCGACTGGCTGTTCGAGCGCGCTCCGAAGGCAATATCTCGCAGGCCTGTTCAAAGGGAAACCGTGAGGATTGAGGAAGCCTGACATGATCATTTTCCTTTGGCTTGCCATTGTTTCAATCGTCATCTCGGCTTTCGTCTGGTGGCTATTCCTGCGCAATGCATCATTCAACGAATACGCTTCCGGCGCTGAGATCGATGAGGAAGAACTCGCAGAGGCCATTCAAGGCGACATGCTGGAGTTCATCCGCGAGCAGAATGGATTTAGCGCCACCGATGTTTCTGGAGGGCGTTGAGATGGCATACCTACGGGACGGAGCGAGGCGCAAGTTCGAGTTCGAAGTTGACCGAGTGTTAGGCCACTTTTCGAAGCACGACAAAGAACAATTCGTATCGTCTGCGATCGATCTGATTGACTGCATTGTGAATGAAGCACTCTCAGACCTCGCCGACAGACTTGAGGAAAAGACAGGTGTCCGGCCTTAACGGTCGAACGAAAATTTACAAACGGCTGGCGGAAATCTTGGCGGATCGATCGCCGGCCAATGTGAACTGACTACCGCCGATCCAATGCGCGCGGGCCAAAGGGTAGGAAGAGACTGGGGATACTCGGCTCTTCCTACCCTGAACCGGGCAAGACAGATCGGCAAGAAGGGGCGGCGTCTATCGTTACCTTTCTGTAAGCGCCCGGTGTTGGTGTTGACGAGGATCAACATGCAACATCTGGGAACCGAAAAAATGAAGATTTACGACGAAAAACCGTGGCATATCAGTAAAGGGCAAAAGTCCATGGAAGACGTAGTTCAAGCTCAAGGATTCATTAGGGACATCGGCGGACCCGGAAAAGTCGGGGCCATGATCGGCAACGCCTGCGATTACCTCACGAAGCTCTTTCCTCATCAGGGAGAGCCAAGGAAGCAATGGACGGAGCGCCGGCTCTGGGAATGGTGGTGCAACCGCTCCGACGTCGTTCGCCACTGGCAAATGGTGGAGCTTTACCGCGCCGCGGAAATAAAAAAACAAGAACGCCAATTGCTGGAAGCAGCGAGGAGGGAGCATGCCGAGTTCATTGAGAAAACCACCCGTTTGCGTTCGCTTCTTGAGCGTCAGGACGAGGATTTTTATCGCCCTCAAATTGAGGGATTGGGCGGCGTCATGGGCCGAGTGGATCGCCCCAGAGCTAAGGGAGAGTGACGATGTGTGACTGCATCAAAATCGTGAATGAAAAGCTGGCAACCCGCAACACGCGACTGAGTATACCGATCAGATTCTCTTTCAAAGGCGAGCCGCCGCCGCCGCAAACAGTGATGATCGAGACTGTTCAGATTGAAACTGGCCGCGGCAAGGAAAAGGCTGTTGGCATGTTCCCGACATACTGCCCATTCTGCGGCGTCAAATATCAAGCCGAGGAAGCATCAGCGGCAGCATGAAGGTTCCCTAGGCGACACTTCCTCCCAGTCGCCCACCTAACTCCCCAGCCCTAACAGAGTTGGGGAGTCTTTCCCACCAAAGAGCAGAAACGACGCACTCCACGATGACAAGCGTCGAACTGCAGAGGTTCCGGAAGGTTCCACGAATGGCAAAAGAACGCAAACGCAAACTGCATAAAAACATTCTGATTGCCTACCAGCGCCTTGTTGAGCGCGGAGGACTGCTTTGCCGCCAGTTTTCGGAGAGCGACGAAGCTGTCAAGCATGGCGGAAATTACATCTATTTCACCGTCAAGGATAACCAGAAGTTTCCAACTGGCGCCGGGAGATTCTTGATTGAAGAAGCCATCGTTAAGTCCTGCGCAGACGGACTTTTTGCTGACACACCCCAATCTTTCGAAGCCTGTAGCCGAGCAGAGTTCAACGATTTCAAAGCTCGATATGAAGCTGTGCCAATGCGGGTCGGGTGAATGGGCGATCTATGGTTTCGGCGTCAATCTCAGGGCCGGCCGTGTAGGAACATGGAAGTGCAAGGTTTGCAAGGATGCCTAACAGAGTGATCGAAAAGATTGAGGCGCTTGATCGCATGATCTGGAGCAAAGAAACGTGGCTGTCAGGTCATGGGCACAAGCGACCAGGGCATGAAGTCGAAATACAGCGCAACAATCTGGAAATTCTCGAAGATATCCGAGGGGACTATCAGAAAAGCCTAGATCGCGTGAGGACTTCGGAATGACCAAGGCAGCCGAACAGTACCGCGCCGCTCTAGCTGAAGCCAAGCCGAAGCGCAGCAAATACGGAAACCGGAAGACGGTTGTCAATGGGATCGAGTTCGATAGCGCTAAAGAGGCAAACCGTTGGGCGATCCTGAAACTTCGCGAACGTGCAGGCGAGATATCGCACCTCGAAAGACAACCAGTCTTCTATTTCATCATCAAGGGCGAGCCGCTCAAGAGCGCGAGCGGTCGTAAGCTCTTCTACAAGGCCGATTTCTCATATTTCGAAGGCGAAAAGCGCGTCGTTGAAGATGTGAAATCAGAGCCGACCAGAACCGATATTTACAAACTGAAGAAAGCACTTGTCGAGCACATTTATGGTGCCGTCAAGATTATGGAGGTTTGACATGGGCAAACTCGAAGAGTTCGCCAGAACGGTAATGCAGACCGCCCTTGAAGGCAGCGATATGGACGGTGGCGAAATTCAGGAACTCGCCTTGAAATGCGGGCTGATCAAGGGCGTGCCGTTCGATCCTAAAAAGCACCATGGTCCAGGAAGCGAGTATTTCGAGCCGGGAGACCAATGGTTCGTCTTTGATGGCCATCTGCGTTCAATCGGCAGCAGGCGAGGGGCAGCCTAAACAACACTTATCCCGAGAAAGTGAAGGTTCTCCGGGACAAACTGAAAGGCGGAAATCATGAGCAGACAATCGACCAAACGGACAGACGCGGCAGTGGTCATGCCGATCCTCATCCCCGTGCTTGGCGTGGAACTGGCGGCAGCCGTTATTGAGCACCGCGATACGTTGCGAGAGCCACTCACCGAGTATGCGGCAAAGCTACAGGTCAAGGAATATATAGCTACAGGAAATCCGGTAGCCGCCGCCGAGATGCAAATCCTCCGCGGCTGGCGTTCCATAAAAAATTCATGGTTCCAAAACGAGATCCAGAAAGATCGGAGAAACCAGCCAAAGCGATCGAACGACATGGCAAACTTCGCGGGCGAAGTTATGGGCCTCTATCGCGAACGCATATCGCATTGATGGAGGCTGGTAAATGTCGGCACATTTTCGCCCACCTATAATCGATAGCCTCAAAGCTCTTTGGGTAGCGCTTCCCGTCAAGGCGCCGGCCGGCGAGGAAGACGACCCGCGCGAACGGCAAATGTCGATCCTCGATACCTACTGCTACGTGCTACGCGAATATAGCCCCGAAGCTGTGGCCAACGTCGTTGATGCTCTCCGCGAAGGCAAGATCAAGGAAGCCTCCACACGCTTCTGTCCGACATCGCCAGAACTGGCGAGATACGTCCGTGAAGAGCAATCCAGGCTGGACGCTATCAACAGGCCAAGGACAATCTCATACGCGCCAGAGCGGCATGTATGGAAGGATTGGCGCGTCATTCAGCGGCAGCGCGCCAATGAACTGGCAGAGCAAGGCTATCGTCTCATTGCCGAGAACATCGATCATCCTACGGCTGTTGCAATGGCGAAGCGCCGGATGTTTCCAGTGGGTTCGAGGTGGCTATGGGCAACGTCCGAGGTGTGGGGGCCATCGCTATGACAGAGGCAGAGCGGCAAGCAAGAGACTATGCCGAAGTAAGGTCAAGATTGTTCCCGAAAGGGAAGATCGTCAATATTCACAATACCGCCATTCTAGCGCAAAAAAAGGCGGAACGACGGAAGCGCATTGAACGCCAGCGCTGGAAAGAGTTGAAGCAGGAAACGGAAGCAAGGCGGAGACTGAAGCCCTTCGGGCTAGACCTCGAAACGTTCAGCGAACTCTACGTCGATATTGCTCAGGAAGAGCAGCAAGCCACAGCCACCGTCGATGCAAAGATGCCAATGGCAATGATCGCCAAATCAGTGATGTTTCACTACCCGGAATATACGCTTGAAGAAATTCAAGGACCTGGCAGGTCAAGGCAATTGGTCAAGATACGCTACGAGATAATCCGCTCCATTGGGCGGCTTCGTCCAGACCTGAGCACGGTGCAAATCGGCAGGTTCATCAATCGCGATCATTCAACTGTAGTTTTTGCTTTGGGGCGAAGAGAGAGGAAGCCGACATATTGTCCAATTGAATAAACCCGGAAGCGACTGGTCCTCGCTCACCGGGTTCACATCAAGTCACGCCGCAAATCAGGCAAGCGCATTATAGCACAAAGGTGGCGGATGGAAATGGTAACGAAGGCAAAGACGAAGGCGCAACGACGTTATGCGAAGCGCGGGCGCCCATGCAAGCGAGACGTGGCACGCAATGACAACGGCCGCATCTATGAGCCTAAGGAACATCAGGAAGCGCCGGATGTGCTAGCCAGGCGTAAACGCGTCGAGTTGTTCGGAGGTTCTCTTGACGATGCCGGGGCGCAGAATAGGGGGACGGTCATCGGCCGGCTCATGCTATCCAAAGAGATTTCCGAGCATCAGCATAGCGCCCTCCAGCGCTTTGGCGAGCTAGCCGCCAGATATCGAACCGTCATGTGCGTGCCTGACAGCTTGAAGAAGACAAGCGGAGGCTCTGCTATGAGTGTTCCTAATGACGATCGAGAGATTGAAATCCGCGGAAAGTGGCGAGACGTGACGCGCGCTGTCAATGATGCAAATACCTATCATACCGGAAATCTCATGGGCGCGCTGCAGTTTGTCGTCATTCGAGACGAGTTTCATGAACACCTTGTCGGGGATGTCAGGATAGCTGCCAATGCTCTGGTGAGATATTACGGAATATCATAGGGGATTGACGGTGGGGCCGGAATGAATTATGACAGATTTCACTACTCGCCGAAGTTACGCAGGTGGCGTTAGGAATTCTTCCCCGCAACTTTAGCGAACCCCTTAGAGCCTCGTCTGGTAGAGGCGCCGACTCTAAATCGGAAAGTCTCGGTTCGAATCCGAGTAAGGGGGCCAAATCCGAAACGGAGAAAGAGACTATGACGTAGCTTAGCACTGGACCGCCCTTCGAGATCGGACCTCGGAATTACCGACCACCGAAAATCGAAGGAACGACACAATGAAAGCCTACCTCAAAATCAAGATCAAATCCCTCGCCGCAGAAGCCACGATGATCCATCGGGAAGAGCGGCGGCAGAATATCGGCCACCGCGGTCGGGTTCGCATACGTCGGCAATTGGCAAAGGCTACCGACCTCACAGAAGCGCAGCGAGCGCGATTGACGAGACGGATGCAGCCGCCCACCGAGGCCGCAATGAAAGCCTTCTGGGGCCTTCGCAGCCATCGGCAATACGAAGTGCGCGGAGAGTCCAGAAGCGCTCACGTGGCCTACGGCTTCCTTCGTGGCCTGCCGTATCGCAAGATCGAGGCTAACACTAAGACTGATCCGGATTGGATCAGGGTTGAGGCCCTTGTCCGCAAGTATGGCGAGGATGATCCTCGCGACAGGATGCAGCGGTTTTCTGAATGGAAGGAAGCCGCTGAGACAGCATAAGCAGCGGTCTAGCTAGGGTCGGGACAGCTCGACCGATAGTGTAAGTTGACCAAGCCGCTGAATAGTTTATCGGGTGTCTGCCATGGTTACGGACGTGCCAGACAATTCGCACGCAGCGCCTCAGTGCGTTATCTGAGGCAGCAGTTTCGCGGGCAGATCGCAAGATCGCCGAAAGGCCGGGTGATCGGCGCCCGCAAGCAGTTGGAGCGCCGCGAAGGTGCGTTCAGGTAACCAACCCTGTGCTCTACACCGAAGCCATGGCCCTGCACAGACGCGGGTGAAACAGCGGCAATCCTATCACCAGCCCGTCGCCACCGCGGCGGGTTTTTCGTATCCATCAGGTGACAGATGCCAGCATTTGCAGATGTTCGCGATGCTATCGACCAGTTGTCGCGCCGCTATGAAGACGGATTCACTGATGGGTTTATCTGTCCTCCCGACTGCGCTCGCTTCGCTCAGGCGGTGCTACACTCGATAGAGGCAGGCGGCGGAGAATGCCCGAAGATATTCGGCTGCGTAAATGGCATCACATTCACTTGGAATATTCCGAGCGGCCGTCGTTACTTCATGATGGAGGAAGACGGCATAGAGGCTTTTGATTTGCCTGAAAGGCGGTCCGCATGACGCAGGGCACGGAACGAGACTTCCTACCCACAGACGAGAACGACATCAATCAATTCTCCTATCTGAAGTGGTGGTTCGCCTTCACCCTCGTCTTCATCGCCGCGATTGTTTTCGTACGATGACCGCCACCGCCTTCCCCCATACCCGCCGTGCCCGGCTGATCTACTACCTGCGCAGCGGACTATCCTTCATGCTGCTGTCGTGGGCCATGTCAGTCGCCCCGGAGCGTGAGCGGTTCTCCCTCGCCATGGCCGCAAGGGATCATGCATACAGGACAATTGGGATGGATGTGAAATGAAAGGCAACCCAGATAGCGGCGACGAAGAGGAGTTCAGCATTGGGCAAGCTCTCCTATGCATTCCGCTCGGCATCGCCATCGCTGGCCTATTTATCCTTTTCGCATCATTCGCTCATGCCGCAGTACATCCCGACACGGAAATGCCATCTGTAAGGCCAGAGGCAGCCAAGGACGCGCAGCAGCCAAAGCCGCGATGCGTGAGGCTTCGCACTGCGATCGTCACTGTGCACCTTGCTAATGGCGCAGTGTTGATCGCCCCGATGACCATTGCGGTGCCGTGCTGAATAGACCGGGATGGTTCGGGCCTATAATCGGAAATCCAAAACCACCGACGCAACAACCCAACAACAGGAGCCCATCATGGCAAAGAAAACCAAACCGAAGCCGCGTCCTGGGTGCTGAACAACAATCCCCTGTCGTCTCTCCTCCTCCCAAGACAACAGGGTTGATCGCCAGCAATGGCGGAGAGGCCAGCTTTCGGCGGACGGCTGGCCTCAACACTTTGAGTAATGTACATTGGCAAATAGAGTGCGAGAAATCGCGGCGGGGAAACAAACGACAGGATATAGGAAGCCGCCCTGTCGCTCTAGCCAAGCTGCACGGAACACACAATGACCGACAGGTATAACGCTCTCATCGTAGTTCTTGAAAATGATATGCGAGACGATGACGCCGCATCACTCATAGAGGCCATCAAGCATCTTCGAGGCGTGGCTGATGTGCGTGGAAATGTCTCCGATGTGGAAAGCCATATTGCTTTCGCGAAGGCGAAGAACGAGTTGAAAACAAAGCTTTGGGAAGTGCTCGCCGACTAGCCAAACCCCAAGGAATCCAGTATATTGAAGCCTCCTACGCCGGGGAGAAGATGATGATTGGTGACGACAAGAATTTGGAGGAATTGATTGACCGAGCTGGCCGTGAAGAGGTCTTTTCCCTTGTGGAGAAGGCTGGCTGGAGACGCTGGGACATGCCTCCGAGGTACGTTTGGCAAGACGCAGCTTGGCTAATATTGAAGGCTAAGGGTTTAGTTCCGTCATGACCACACCACCCGCCACCAACATCCTCAGTCTTTTTCTCACGGTAGTCATCCCCTCATTCTCAATTGGTGTTGCTGCCGGATATGCGCTGCGATGGGTAGTTTCTTAGTTTGGAATGTGAGTTCGAGAGAAAGCCGAAAGGCCCAGGTCTAATCGTGAAGCCGAATAAGTAAGGCCCAGACTGACTATTAGTCGAAGGCGCGGTCAGATACGCAATGCCATTAGACTAGCGTGGGTTCGAATCCCTACCTCACATTCCAATTCATTCCAGGCTCGGCTCACCACCTGGCCTTTTCCTCGTCCGAAAGGTAACCATGGCGCTGATTGCTTTGGAAGGGTTCGTTCCTAACGGGTCTGGCCCTTATGTCGCCAAGAGCGCGAGTTCGAAATCAGAGAACTGGCCG